CATGAACCTGGGATCAAAGTTTAGATTGGCATACTTAAGAAAGTCACGGGGGATCTTCAAATCAGCAAAGTCAAAAATAGTCTTGACAGTTGCTTGATGATTCTCGTGACAATTCATAGTCTTAAGTAAAACCAAATTCCGGTACTCAGTATAGCCAAAGTCTACTCCACCCTTGAGAAAGTTCTGAAGGAAAAGGTCATCGATCTGTTTTTGCAAATCGTTCCTAATCCGACGGTCCTTACAAGGAATTTGTAGACTGTGAAGAAAGGAAATCGACGGAAGATTCACCAGATCCTGTTCAAACAGGAGATCCCTTAATTGGGGGTGAGTCATACATCGTTTTCGGGTCTTCTCCAGGTCCTGAGGTCGTAAGAAATCTTCATGATATTCTATCGAACTAACAGGATTAAGGAAAGTTTCCATTCTTTCTTCAAATTCGGCTATTACTTTTTTCTCTAGACTGAGATATGGAATTGAGATACAGTCCTTTTTGGGACTGATCCGATCAAATAGATCGTGGATATAGCATAACTTAGCAGTTCTTTGGGATTTCTTACTCTTCTGAGTAAAATCTCCCCACGAGAAAGAAAGTCCTCCGTGTGAAACGGGGACATTCAAGTCTCGGACAGTTCGGCTTAGTTTAGCTCGATTCACCGTCTTAAAGAGGTCTTGGACCTCTTGAGACGGTGTATCACCCATCATCAATTCCAGATCTCGCACGCATTCACCAAGGACTTGAGCACGTCTATCTAAGACTCTCTGCTTCCCAGAATCCACAACGGTTCCTTCAACAATCAATTGAGAGTTGATGGTTCCAAATCGTGGATGAATATAGTTTTTCCCAAGGGAGAGATCAAGACCAAATTCATGGACTTGTTCTTTCCAAATAGGATAGACTTTTTCTGGGGCCCTCATCAGGATATCATCTCCATTGATTAAATATTTCTCTGGAGAGAGACCTGAAAAGGAAGCAGTACAGTCATTCAATAGACAAAGCAGCGGGAACGATAGGAGGGAACCCATTAATTGACCTGATTCTTGAAGAATCGGATCAAGGGAACCCTCGGGAGCAATCTCTACAAATCTTTTGGGATAAACCAATAGATGAGGAGAAACTTCCTTCAGAGCCCACCTACGG